GGTGATGTCGGCTAGGCGTGTTGTTATCCATGACCGTAGGTTCATGTGGTGGGACGGGCAGAAGCTGACGCCTGTGCGCCTGTCTGAGCGGGCGCGGTCGCACCTGTCACAGGTGAATTCGCTCGTGGCAAAGGGCCACCCTGTGCCGCATGACTTCGCGACATTCGCGGGGCGCAACAACGACGATCTGGCGGCGCATTATGGCGTTGACGTGCGGAAGGTCAGGGAATGGCGCCACAGCACCGGGCTGCACTATCGGTCTGCCACATCGCGGACGCTGCCGGTTGAGGGCCAATATGATGAGACCCTGACACTGGCTGAGCTTGGGCGCGCCTGTGGTTACGGCTGCGGATCGCGGTTCAGCATGGCACTACGGAAGCACCGGCCAGAGATACACGCGCGGGCTGTGGCGAATGGCCGAGCGCGGAGTATGGCGCATTTGAAGCAGAGGAAGAAGGAGAAGGGGGAATGACTAAGATTGACCCATCTACCGGACGCGCATTCGGCGACCACGGCAAAGGCCATGACGCCATCGAATACGCACTGTGCCACATCGCAGACGACGGTGAAAAGATTGATTTTCTCACCGAATGGATGGTCGGCGGCGCGCAGGACGAATGGCCTGAGTTTTACGAGTGGCTCGAGAAGGAGGGCCGCTGACATGACTACGCAGGAGGCCGCAATGCAGGATGATGTGACCGATGCCGGGTAGACCCGTCTATGAAAGCGATGCGGATCGCAGCAATCAGGCGGGCGTCATCGTCAAGCTGGAGCGCGCCTTCGGGCTGCCTGCCACTGCGCCGCGAGACCCGTTCGCGCCATACGATGCCGTTTTCCGCTGCCAGCCGCGACCGCGTGTCGTTGAGATCAAGGTGCGTAGGAATGAGCGCGCGCGATACGAAACCTATCTGCTGAGTGAGCATAAATACAATGCGCTATGCGCCATCGACGCGAGGGGCGCTGACGCCCTGCTGGCGGTGCAGTGGACGGATGAACTGGGCATCGTGCAGGTGCCTGTCGAACACACGGTATCCACCGGGGGCCGCTATGACCGGGGCGACAGCCGCGATGTCGAGCGCGTGGTGCTGATACCGACGAGCAGCTTTACCACTGTGACGGAGTGAATGAGATGATTGCGACAGCTACATACGAGAGCGACGACCTGCGGGTGACGTTCGTCTGCCAGATGGAGCGCGCCGACTACGGTGTGCCGCGCTCACCATCATGGTGGGAGCCTGTGCAGGAGACCGCTGAGATAGATGAGCTTGAGATACTGGGCGTGTCTGTGGATGCGGCGGCGCTGCCGAAGGATTTGCGTGACGCGATTTACGGACTGACTGACGGACTGGATTGGCAAGGGGAGGTAGAATGAAACACCATGAATTTAATTTGTGCTTCGGCATCAGGGCCGAGGATGAGACTGAGGCGTGGGCGCAGTTGAGTGATTTGCTAACGTCGATCTCTCGGGATCAGTTGATCAGCGCGATGCACTTGGAGAAGCCGGGCGACCTGACGGCGCGCGATGCTGGCCGGGCGCTGCGTGTGCTAGACAATCTGGTGGATGCGTTCGACGCCTTCACGGATGACAGCATCATACCGGGGCGCCTGTATGCCGAGATGGAGCGGGCGCTGGACTTGCTCCGGGAATACGGCATGCGGCCAGCCGCGAAGCACTGAGGGGAGGGGGAGCATGACTGAGAATGAAACGATTGCGGCTGCGGCTGGGGCGTTCGACAGGCGCGATGCGCTGAAGGCGCAGATGGATGCCGTTGACGCGGAGATTGCCGAGTTGGTGAAGCACTACAGCGTGGCGATGCGGATGTGGGGATTTACCCCGCTGATGCTGCGCCGTGCGGTGGAGGCGCGGCTGGGCCGGAGGGCAGGCTGATGGCTATTTCTGATGGCACATATCTAGACGAGCTCGATCTCAGTGAGCGCCTTAAAAACACGCTCCGCCTGATCATCTGCCTCGACAAAGAATATGAGGGGCGCAGAGAGATGACGTTTGGCAACCTTAGAACCATACCTCTTGAGAAAATAGAGTCGTCGTCCTTCGACATGGAGGAATGCCTACGCGAATGGGAAATCTTCCTGAATGCGCGCAGCAATGCAGAGGCGGCTCACGCTTGGGCCAAGCTCAAGCTGGGCGAGGAGATTCAAAAGCAGGAGAAGGCGCTGGCAAGCATGCTTAAGGGGGTCTCGACGCAAACGACAAAGCTGAACGCGCTTCGCGGCCAGCTTGCGAGCTTCGGTTGATCAACTATGGCAAAGAAATATGCGAACCGCCGCGCCGACGACGGGAGCATTCTGCCCTTTCAGGTGCTGGAGCCTGTCAGTCCGACCGAGATGATCATTTGCGAGATGGATTGCACCCTGCGTAAAGGCTGGAAGCCGGTCATGCTGTTGGGTAACTGCACGAACGAGCAGGATCAGCAGTGGGACATCGAGGTCGATCCAGAGGCGCTGATGTTTCGCATCCGGATGATGAAGTCTGGGGAGTGGAAGGACGCGCAGGGTCACACCTATGTGTTGTCGGAAATCCCTGAGCGTTTCCATAGGTTTAGCTTTGTCAGCGGCATTTATGATGCTGACGTTGAGGAATAATTTTGCTGATGGGCTTGTCAGTTTAATTTGAAACTGTGTAGCATTGGCACCCCGCGTTTGACGGCGCGGATACAGAGGGATAAAATCGAAATGACCGGGAACTGTGGCGATGTCCAAGGCTTGCCTAAAAACCACAGGAGCGGCGGGAGGCGTGCTCCCCCCTCTGCACCCGCTGCATCCGTCAAGTCCCGGTCATACTCAATTCGTGACATCAAGGATCGCCTGAGCCCGTCTCACATCGAGGCGCTGTGCCGAGACTGGTTGCCGGGTGGCAAGCGGCAGGGCGGTTGGTATCTGGCATGTGCGCCGTGGCGTGACGACCGGAACCCCTCGCTGGGCGTATCGTTCAGCACCGGGCGCTGGAAGGACTTCGCGACGGGCGAGAAGGGCGACATGATTGACCTGTCCATGAAACTGTTTGGCGACAGCCTGCAGGAAACGATTGCCGGATTCGCCGAGATGCTGGGCCTGACCCATGCGTAAGGTAGACCTGAAGGCGCTGGCGATTGCTGAGGACATCACGGCGAAGGCGCAGATTGTCACGCCGATGCCTGAGCCTGTGGTGATCCCTGATTCGCTGCGGAAGTCACTGGGCCCGGAGCCTGATGCGATGTGGATTTACCGCATGGCTGACGGCGCGGCGTTCGGGGCGGTGGCGCGGTGGAATCCGCCGGGTGCGCGCAAGGAGATCAGGCCGATTGTCTGGGATGGGAAGAAGTTTCTCACATCCGGGTTCGGCAAGGGACGCCCGCTGTATAACGGCGACCTGCTGGCGGCATCGCCGACTGCGCCTGTCCTGATCGTCGAGGGCGAGAAGGCCGCCGATGGTGCAGCGCAATATGTGCCTGAGGGCTGGGTCATTACGACGTGGCAGGGCGGGGCGAAGGCTGTCGATCAGACGGACTGGAGCCTGCTTGATGGGCATAGCTGCGTGGTGTGGCCGGACAATGACACGCCGGGGATCGAGGCGGCGCTGGAGATTCAGAAGATACTGGGCCAGCACCGTGTGCCGGTGTCGATTGTCACGCTGAGTGTGGTGTTCCCGGACGGCTGGGATTTGGCCGATGCGCTGCCGCTGAAGGTGAAGGCGCAGCAGATCACGGACATCTTGCGCCGGGAACTGAAGCGCGCGGCGGTGCCAGAGATGGTTGTCGATGTCACGCCGCTGGAGGGGGCCGACCCTGACGAGGAAGCGGCGCGTGAGTGGCGACCACTGGGGCATGACCACAACAAATATATGTTGATGCTGCAGAACCAGCAGCAGGTGATCGTGTTCGATCCTGACCGCCTGATGAGCCAGAAGGGGTGCATGAACGTCTATGGTGACGTCAATCACTGGGGTCGGCTGCAGGGCAAAGAAGACGGCAAGGGTGTGGACTGGGTTACATCTGGCGTGATGCTGATGGAGCAGTGCCACAAGGCCGGGGTGTATGATCCGACCAAGCTGCGCGGGCGCGGCATCTGGCTTGACGAAAGGGATGGGCCGAGGGCGATCCTCAATTCTGGGAACAAGCTCTTGGTCAGCCGCCCTGAAGCGCCGACGCGCGAGGTGTCTCACGTTCGCCTGAAGAGCGGTTGGATTTACGAGAAGGGCCGCGACCTGATCCTGAACGTCGATAACTTCGAGACGATGGCGAGCGACGACGATGGCCGCATGATCCGCGAACTGTGCGGCAAGGTGCGGTGGGATGCGCCGATCTATGGCGATCTGCTGGCTGGCTGGATTGCGACGGCGGTGGTGTGTGGCGGGCTGGACTGGCGCACCCACGCATGGGTCACGGGGAACCAAGGGTCAGGAAAGTCCACGGTCGTGAACACGGTGGCAGGCGCATGCCTTGGCGATCTGGCGATCTATCCGCTGGGCGCCACGACCGAAGCCGGCATCCGGCAGGTGGTGCAGAACGACGCCATGCCGGTTGTGTTCGACGAGGCGGAGAGCGACGAGAAAGAGAACAAGATGGCGGCTGCCGCGCGGCGCAAGGCCGTGATGGATCTGATGCGACAGGCGTCGAGCGAAGGGCGTGGGCGCATCCTGAAGGGGTCAGCGAACCACCAAGCGCGGGCGTTCACGATGCGGTCGTCGTTCCTGATGTCATCGATTGGCGTGGGCCTGAAGGAAGCCGCCGATCTGACGCGCACGGCGGTGCTGACGATCAAGCCGCTGGATTCGTTCACGCTGCAGGAGCGGCGCAAGAAGGAGGAGGAGTTCAAGGACTTCGTGGCGCTGGCCTCTTCGATCCCGAGGGACATGCCGCAGCGCCTGCTGGGTCGTCAACTGCACAACCTGTTCACGCTGCGCCACAACATCTTGGTCTTCAAGGAAACGATTGCCACCGTTCTAGCCAATCGCCGTATCGGCGACCAGTTGGGGACGCTGATGGCTGGATGCTACAGCCTCTATTCGACGAAGCGTTTGGACATGAAGCAGTGCGAGAAGTATCTGAACACGGTGAACCTCGACGAGTTCCTGCAGGTGAAGGCAGAGCGCGAAGATCGGGTGCTGCTCGATCACATCGTCCAGAGCGCGATCCGCGTTGAGACCCTGCACGGCGTGCAAGACCGGACGATTGGTGAGCTTCTGGTGATCTGCTTCACCCGGCAAGAGAACGCAGACGTGGGCCTGAAGATTGCGGACGAGTCACTGGCGCGCGTCGGCTTGAAGGTTGAGATCGAGCATGGGCTGGCGGTCGGAGTATGGATTGGTCAGAGCATCGCTGCCCTGAACAAGATCATGCAGACGTCGGTCTATTACGAAGGCTGGTCGGGCGTGTTGCTGCGCCACCCGAGTGCGCGGAAGAGCGACAACTCGCTTCGCTTCAAGGGGTCGATGTCGCGTGGGATTTTTCTACCAAAGCATGAGTGGCCAGTAGGATTATGAGACTGACGAAGAGATCGAAGGGCTACGAGCTTGCGCTCCAGACAGTGCGTGGATGGTCTGATGCAACACTGATGGAACGTGAGCCGCGCGAGTTGACATACACGTTTGGTGTTAGCGTAGCTGAAGCAAATGTGATATTTAAGGACGAGCGGCATCGCCGTGACTTGTAAGTTTAAAAAACCGGAGGACAGAATGGCATTTGAAGTTGAAGATGGTTTCGCAATCCCGGCGGCACGCCAGCCGAGCAGCCGGCGTCCGAAGTATCCGTGGACGAAGCTGGAGGTAGGGCAGAGCTTCTTCGTCGAGGGCGCACCGCTCCGCTCGATGACCAGCACTGCGTCGCATGCTGGCCGGCGCTACAAGAAGAAGTTCATCGTCCGCTTGGCCGATGGCGGTGTGCGTGTGTGGCGTTACGAGTAAGCCGAGAAACAGGAGAGTATCATGAAGAAGTTGATCATCGCTGCCGTGATTGCAGTGACTGCCGCCACCCCGGCGCTGGCTCTGTCGAGCTACCTCGTTGCGGAATGGTATGCCAACGGCAACCACTTCTGCCGCTATGACAACGGCACCGTGCTGAACGTGGGCTATCGCATCTGCCCGCTGAAGATCGAAGCCTGAAGATGGGGGGTCTAACCCTGATGACCGTCATGGTGGCGACGTTCGCACTGGCGTTCTACCTGATCGTTCGCAACAAAGCGACTGAGCAGGAAACGAACGCCATGCTTCGCGAAGACCTGTGGTCATGAGTAGTTCCAGCGGATCTTTGCCGCGTCACTACTACGTCTGGGTGGACTCCTCCTTCCTGCGCGAACAGGGCACCGGGTATGAACCGGCAGTATGGTTCGGCCTGCACAGCCATCCGGGCCGCGCATGGGGCTGTCACGTCATGCTGGAGTGCGGCGCGTTCTATCGTGGTTTGCCGCCGCACTCCATCGCGTTCAGCCCCGAGCCGGCCTGCACTGATTGGACACTGCCGCAGGCGCAGGTGTGGGACTGCTACGGCAGGGACTTCTCGCTTTTGGTGTATGACTATCTGGACGGGCTACGGGTGCGGGTGAAGAGCGGGGAGGCCGGTGAGTATCTGTTCACGGCGGTGCCGCAGGGCGATGCGTTCACGCACGACCCGTCACAGGGCAAGGAGTTTATGTTCATCCGCACAACGGGCGACAGGCTGACCATCGTGCCAACGAACAACCTGTTGTTCGAGGAGCGGTCATTCACCGTTGACAAGGGCTGGCCACGCCTCAAGAAATCCACAGAAGTGTGGTCATGCGAATGACGAATAAGGATGTGCGCGATCCGCGCGACTGACTTGGGTGTGCCGGGAAGACTTTCCAATATTGGGGAGTCGGCACATCGCCCCCCGCTGGCAGACCGGGCCAAGATGTCTGCCAAACAAGGACATACAATGCAGCTTCGAGATTATCAGGAATCCGCCGTGCAGGCGGTGCGCGATAGCTTTCGCGCTGGTCACAAGCGCACCCTGCTGGTCAGCCCGACCGGCAGCGGGAAGACGGTGATCTTTTCATACATTGCCGCCGGCATGGCGCGGAACAACAAGCGCATCCTGATCGTGGCCCACCGCCGCGAACTGCTGAAGCAGATCAGCAACGCCTTGAAGAAGGTCGGCGTGGCGCATGCGGTGATGGCAGGCGGGTATCGCGGCGTGCCTACGGCGAACGTCGTCGTGGCCTCCGTGTTCACGCTCGTGAAGCGAATCAAAGGCATGCAGCCGTTCGATCTCATCATCGGCGACGAGGCCCACCACTTCACGCCTGACTCCAGCTGGGGCAAGGTCGTCATCGGCTTCCCGGGCGCCCGCGTATTAGGCGTCACAGCCACGCCTGAGCGCCTCGATGGCAAAGGGCTGGGGCAGATGTTCGAAGACATGGTGATGGGCCCTACGGTGGCTGAATTGACCGCTCAGGGGTTCCTATCCCATGCCGTGGTCTATGCGCCGAGTGCGCCGAATCTGGACGGTGTCGGCACCCGCATGGGCGACTACGTGCAGAAGCAGCTTGAGGAGGCGATGGTTAAGACCGTCATCACCGGGAGCGCGGTCAAGCACTACGGGAAGTATGCGCCGGGCAAGAAGGCTATCGCGTTCTGCGTGAGCGTGAGGCACGCTAAGGATGTGGCTGCAGAATTCCGGGAAGCAGGATTCACCGCGAGCCACATCGACGGGGGCATGAAAGAAGAGGAACGCGACGGCGTCCTGAAGGCGTTCGAGGAAGGCCGGGTGCAAGTGCTGACCAGCTGCGATCTGGTGAGCGAGGGCTTCGATCTACCAGCGGTGGAGGTGGCAATCCTGCTGCGCCCGACGAAGTCTCTGGGCCTATACCTGCAGCAGTGCGGGCGCGCTATCAGGCCGCACCCTGACAAGGAGAAGACCATCATCCTCGATCACGCCGGCAACACGGCGCGGCACGGGTTCATCGACGACGACCGCGAGTGGACGCTGGCCGATGGGTTCGTTCAGGGGCGTGGCAACGGCGACAAGGCGGAGACGGTGCGGACATGCACTGCCTGCTTCGCCATGCACAAGCCGAGCCCGACCTGCCCGGTGTGTGGTTACGTCTATCCGGTCAAGCCGCGCGTTGTGAAGCACGTCGATGGCGATCTGGTGATGATGGCCCGCGAGGGTGAACAGGACATCACGACCGACGAGGGCATGCTCCAGAACAAGTTCAAGGTGCTGATCAGCGTCGGGCGCAAGCGTGGATATAAGAACCCAACGCTCTGGGCATATAATGTCATCTGCGGTCAGGAGGCCGCGCGGATTGCGAAGAAAGTGGGAACACGAAACATTCCGACCACGAATGGGCTTACTCAGGAAGAGAGGGTATCGATATGGAAGACGATAAATGGAACGGGTCAGAGTGCGACGCGGTATTGATTCCTCTGTCGCTGATACACGCGCTGTCAGTTGGGCTGCTGAGGGCGCTGGACGAATGGCAGGAAGAGCGCGGCATTGAGGAGATGGACGCGGACAAGTGTGTCGTTGCGATGGCCGCCGCTGTCAGCGCCGCAATGGAAATGCTGACCAGCGAGAACGAAGGGTTTACGATCCAGTGAAGGAGGCCGTTCTCCAGCAGGAGATTCGCCTCGCTCTGGGCCAGCGCCAAGACATCATGATGTTCCGCATCAACGTGGGCAAGTTCCGACCGCTGGACGGTGGGCCCCGCGTTATCCAGTCGGCGCCGGAGGGAACGCCCGATCTGCTGGGGGTCATCTCCCCCGGGCGCGCGTTCGCAATCGAGGTCAAGGCCCCGCGCGGCACACAGCGCACCGTGCAGATTGCATGGCAGGCTGCGTGGGAAAAACGTGGCGGAATCTACATCTTAGCCCGTTCTCTCGACGATGTTTACAGGGGGCTTGACATAAATCCGTAGACAGCCGTATGCTACAAGCCTTACAACAACAAGACCGGAGGTATACATGGTAGCAGTATCTGTGCGTGACCAGATTCACTGGCACGAGTTGAGATTAAAACACATCGGCGCAAGCGAAGTCGCCGCGCTCTTCGACATGTCCCCGTTCACGACGCTCTGGCAGTTGTGGATGGAGAAGTCTGGCAAGCTGCCGCCCGAAGATCTCTCGGGCAACAAGTTTATTCAGGCAGGCACCTTCCTTGAAAGCGGCATCGCTAACTGGGCGGCGCACCGTTGGGACATGAAGATCGATAAGGTCGTCGATTACTTCACGGCGGACGACTGCCTCGGCATGGGCGCATCGCTGGACTTCCAGACGGACGGTGGTCACCCGGTCGAGATCAAGTGGTCGGCCTACGGTGACGGCTGGGAATACGAAGGTGAGACGATCACCTGCGCTCCCGACAATTACGTCCTGCAGGTTCAGCACCAGATGGCATGCACTGGCGCTGAGTATGGCTGGCTGATTGCGCTGCTCCGTAACGAGCCGCGCCGCATGAAGATCCCTCGCAGTGAGGAGATAATTTTTAAAATTAAATCCGAGGTTGCGAATTTCTGGGACAGCATCCGGGCAGGCCAAGAGCCCCCGGTGGACTTCGATAAGGACGGGGACGCCGTTGTGCGCCTGCTGGACTTCGTGCCCATGTCTGAGGTGACGCTCACCACGGAGCATGCCCACTTGTTCCAGACGTATCTGGAGAACGCTGCGATTGAGAAGGAGGCCAAGGCCAAGAAGGAGGCAGCGAAGACCGAGCTTCTGACCCTCAGCATTGAGGCGATGGGGAAGATGAACACGTCGCAGGAGAAGGCCGTCGTTAAGTGCGGCGACCACAAGCTGTCGATCAGCACCGTGAAGGCGTCGGTTGGCACGGAGATCACGGAGCAGATGATCGGCGAGTTCTACGGCGCTCGTTCTGGCTACAAGAAAGTAACGGTGTCTAAATGATAAGGTACACTACGATTAGAAAAGACAGCGTGATGATGCGGGTCGACCGTATGTTGCTGGCACAGCTTCGCTCACTGGCTGGGCGTCACCCATTGAAACCCACCCTGCGCGCCACGGTCGAGCGCGCCATCGAACTCATGATTGAAGATCTTGAAGAGGAACTGAGCAATGCAAACAAGTAATCTTCCCGCCAAGCCGATGGATCGGTTCAAGCAGGAACTCGCCATGCGCGAGAGCCACCTGCGCAGCCTCCTGCCGCAGTCCATGACCGTCGATAAGTTCCAAGGCATCGTCGTGGCCGCCGTGGCTGACAACATGGACCTGCTGGAGTGTGATCGCGGCTCGCTCCTGAAGGCGTGCCTGAGCGCCGCAGAACTGGGCCTGAGCCTCAACAAGAGCATGGGTGAGGCTGACATCCTGAAGGTGTGGGACAACCGCCTGAAGAAGAACGTGGCGCAATTCCGGCCCCGCTATAAGGGCCTGATGAAGCTGGCCATGCAGTCGGGTGAAGTGCTGAAGATCGAGAGCCGGCTGGTCCACGAGAACGATGTGTTCGAGGTGGAAGAAGGACTGGACTCGCGCATCGTTCACAAGCACGGCCTGTCCAATCGCGGCGCGATGGTCGGTGCCTACTGCGTGTGGAAGCTGAAGAACGGCGAGACCCAGTTCGAGGTGATGAACAAGGAGCAGATCCTTGCCATCCGTGACCGCTCATCGGCCAAGACTAAGGACGGCAACATCGTCGGCCCGTGGAAGACGGACGAAGCCGAGATGTGGCGCAAGACCGTGGTTCGCCGGGCCAGCAAGTATATGCCGCTCTCGACCGAAGCGCAGCGCGCCGTGGCCGTGGACAATCAGGCGGAAGGCGTGATCGAAGCTGACGAGTATGCCGGCAGCGAGGTCGACATCACGGACTTCGATGAGACCCCGGCTGCGGAAGTGCAGGTGCAGAACCTCGAAGAGAAGCTGGCCGCCAAGACAACGGCAGCGCCACGCCAGAAGAAGGAACTTCACATCGACATTCTGGAGCCGCAGGAAGAAGGCGACATGGTCGATTGGGATGGCTGGTGCGAAGCCGCATGCGACATCGTCGCGAAGCTGACACCGGAAGAGCGCGGCGAGTGGCGGGAACTGCACAACGGCTATCTCGACGAAGCCGAACTGATGGCACCGCGCGGCGCCTTGAAGCTGCGCAAACTGTTTAACTGAGGAGAGAAGACATGGCTAAGAAATACGATCTGGTCGTCAAGGTTGGCGAATACACTGACGGCCAAGGCCAGACCAAGGGCCGCTTCAAGAA